AGTATATCGAGTGTACTCGATTGGTATTGGGAGCGCGGCTTGCCGATGATGCTTAGACGGAATGGATATAACAGCCGTCGGGTGTGGTGGACGACGGATGGGATGCTGAACCCCTGGTTGATACTGATGGTGCAGCAGCAGCGGAAGGAGCGAAAGGGACTGCTCGCAGCGAGAGAGAAGCGAGCCCGCGTGAGATCGGGCAACGGCAAGCCAGCTCAACAGCTCAGTCAGTCCACACCAGATGTAGTAGTTCAGCCCACCTCAGCAGAGCCACCCGATGCTAAGTAAGCGAGACTGCTCATTGACGCATCGCCATGGAGTTTACATAATGACCTTTATCAGACCATGCTGTGCTGGGCAGAGAGGCAGGGGGGGAGGGTTCACCCCGCCCTCTCGGGTGCGTGTGCGGTAGTCAGGAGGTAACCGGGTGTCTCTGAATTTTTTTTCTCGCTTCAGCAAATCACTCAACTCCTCCTGGACTCACCTTGAACTGATCCAACCTCCTCGATACATCTCTGGCTCGACACCTGAAAACTGGTGGGGATCGCTCTGGCTGAAATTCCTCGTGGAACATCCCGATCTCGACCTCTCCACCCCATGCTGACCCCGCGGATCAACACTACGTGTCCTGTCCATGCGTATAAATGCAGTTGTCCCTGCATGCCGACTCTACGAAAGCAGGAATTCTTCCGCTGGCTCCTACTATCCAGTATGGAGGAAGAAATTACATTCGTTGGGGCACTCAAACTGTGGTTCACTCGTGCGGCGCTTCTCTGGATCGTGATCGCACCACCCATGCTGGCTTGGTATTATTTCTTCCATGACTAGACGCTTGTTCCTCTTTTCATCGCTTTCGTTGCCGTTGCTCGCTTTTGGCATCCGGCGTTCCGCAGACACCGTTCCAGCAACAATTGAAACGTCTTGGTTCGTGAACAATACCGTTACCGCAACAGCGGCGGACTTTGTGGAAATCCGTATGATGACGGGAGAAGAGAGCGATGGGAACACAGGAGCAAGTTGAAGTAGCCTCCCTCCCCGCCTCCCGCGACCTCGACGCATTGGTGGCGGAGCAGGTGATGGGCGGATTGAGCAAGCACGAATGGGATACGAGTTACACCGGAGTAGATTTCTGCCATGTATGTCAAAGTACTGGCGATGATCTCTTCTATGGCCGAACCACGAATGATGCGTGCATCCCTCACTACTCCACCTCGATGGCGGCGGCGTGGGAGATCGTACAGCACTTCTTCGCCAAGGGACATACGGTCGTGCTCTTCGCCTATGCAGAGACACACCCGGTTCGCCACAAGCCAGAGGGGGAGAGCTATTGCTGTGAGATGCATCACCCGGAGCAGCGCATCGCGTTTGGCCGGGCCGACACTGCCCCGCTGGCTATCTGCAGGGCTGCCTTGCGAGCAGTTATGGAAAAGCCATGAAAATACGCGATGCCGATTTGATTGCTCGATACGCCGAAGATAAGAATGCCGTGAGAAAGATTGCTGACGAGGAAGGCATTACGATTCAGGCCGTTTATTGGCATTTGAATCGCCTAGGGGTTTCTCGCAGGTCGAACGCAGAGGCACACAAAGGTCAAAAGCCTTGGAACTATCGGGGCGGCTGGATTGATGCACAGGGCTATAAGTGTATCTGGAAAGATGGAAAGACGGTGCGAGAACATCGCGTGATATTCTCTAATCTAAAGTTTGGGCAAGTCATTCACCACAAAAACGGAAATCGAGCAGATAATCGGCTAGAAAACCTGGAAATTTACGAATCTCATTCCGAGCACATGAGAAAGCACATGACGCCAGTTGAGGCGAGACGCCGCGCGGCGCTCAAAACCATAGGAGCCATCAATGGAACGTGACCCCGACTACGCCGACCGCCAGCTCCGCGAGGCCATCAAGATCGCGTCCTCCGGTCTGGATCTCGCATTCCTCTCCGATGCTCAGCAGAACCTCGTGGAAGCCCTCCGGGAGCAGTCGCGCGTCCTGAAGGGGGCGAAGTATGACGGGAAGAGCCCGGATGCGGTGGCCCGCGCCACGGCGCACACGATGAAGGCGCTGGACATGGTGACGCGGTTAGCGGAGTTCAGCCGGGGCAACCCCGACTCGCGGCCGGCCCTCCAGGGCGACTGGCTCCAGGGGCTGACCGAGGAGCAGTTACAGCAGGTCCAGGCGTGGATCGAACAGAATGCGGAGAGGGGTGATGCCGAATCTTCGATGGCTCCACGCGACGAAGTGGAGACATGCTGAAGTCCTCAAAGACATGTCCAACGTGTGATGCACCGCAGGAAGAATTGATGCCGAATAGCACCCTCTGCTGGGCCTGTTACGATGCGGCACTCTATGGGGGCACCGGGAAGGAGCGTCGTGAAGAGAAACGCCGCTATCTGGTTTGCGTGCAGGAGGCCGAAGATGTCAAATCTCGGTGAGGAACAGAAGGAATTACAGGTGGAGCCCCTGGAGTGGCCAGCGAAAATGATACCCAGTCAAGTCCCACAAGAAGAACCTGCTCAGGTGGAGCGATGAGTCTTTGGCCGCCCGGCGTTTCGCCATTTACCCAACAGCAGATACACCAGACACAAGCGGCGACCAATGCTGCTCAGTTTAATATCTTGTCTAGCTTGATTGGCGGTATCGCCCTTGGAAGCGCCGGCAGACTCGCCACAACGTCTGCACCACTGAAGGAACTTCCAAAAGAACTGGTCGCCGGTCCCCTCATCGCGTATCGCAGTTGGAAAATTGTTCTCGGAACGGGGCTCTTACATTCTACGGGAGTGCAAGGAAGTTGGCCTGCGGTGACACCTTTCCCGGCTCGTTGCTCATACCTACATCTGACAGGAGGGATCGCGCCGCATCCTGGATGCGCTTGTGGTTGGTATGCGATGCGGAAGCCCATTCCTGGGATTCACGAAGCGCTCGGCCCCGTCTATGGGGAAGTTGCCCTTTGGGGAAAAGTCATCGCCCATGAGTATGGCTATCGCGCTGAGTACGCTTGGCCAATACGCGTATTCTTCTCTGTGCCGATGCCAGGCTTTCCCATTCCTCCGAGCACGAGGAATGAATTGCGGGCCATCGCGGACAATTACGGTTGCGAGGTCATTATCGGTGGGCAAGCCCCCCAACTGGACGAAAGCGAAACAGAGCCTCGAAGCTGAGCGCTGCCGCCGATCGGCGCAGTATTTCATCTTCGACAGCACGCGGCTCGTGACGAAGGATGAGCACGATGCGAAAGAACCGGTGAAGCATTTCCCTGATGCGCTCTACCTGCGGGCATTGCTGGATACCCTCCTGGTTTCGGGAAAGCTTCTTGCCGTCGAGGATGCGCGATATGCCCGTGAGGCCGGCTTCAGTTATGATTTCCTGTCCAATCTGCGGGCATCGGGAATGCTGGCGGTGGAGAAATCCCGCCAAATGATGGTCACGTGGCTGGTGTGTGCCTACTGCCTCTGGCGCATGAAGTATTACGCGCACCAGCTCATCCTGGTCCAGAGCAAGCGGGAGGAGGACGCGGCAAACCTGGTCTTTGTGAAGGAGCCGCACGTCGGCCGCATGAGCTTCATGGAGTCGCACCTACCGTCGCACCTGCGCACGATGGCCTTCCCGAAGGCGGGGGCGTACTGTCACCTCTACGCGCCAAACGGCAGCCACGCGTGGGCGATCCCCGAGGGTTCAGATATCATTCGGAGCAACGTCCCGTCGGTCTGGTTCTGCGACGAAGCAGCGTTCCAGCCGGAGTTCGGGGGAGCGTACACGGCGGCGCTGCCGGCGGTGAAGGGGGGCGGGCAGGCCGTGATGGTCAGTTCGGCGGAGCCCGGGGAATACCAGACGTTGCTGGAGGCGTCGTGACATTTCTGAGTGCATTTCGTCGCTTCTTCTACGAAGTGTTTACAGAGAAGGGATGGAAAGAATTCGTGGAGAACTGGCAGAAAGAAATCCAAGAATCGTATCAACGCCGTGAGGAGCGAAACGAAAGAACGTGGGAAAACAATGATCCCCGGCCTTAGCGAGCGCCTCACCTCCGGCCGTCTCGGCGTCTTGCGCCTGCACTACAGCGCTGCCGAAGAGAAGCGCCCTGGTACGCCCGCAGGCGATGCCTGGCTAGGCGACTGTCCCGGCTACCCTGGGGGCATCACGTCGCCGCGCTGGCGCAAGGAAATGGAGATTGACTGGGGGGCGATGGGGGGGACGCGCCTCTTCCCCGACTGGGAGCAATGGCTGGCGCTCCAGCGTATTGTCATTGAACCCTTCACCCCATCAGGCTATCGCCTCTACGCTTCCTATGACCATGGCTGGCGCAATCCGGCGGCGTTTCACGTTCATGGTGTCTCGGGTGACGGCGGCATCGTGACCCTCTGGGAATTCTACGAAAGCAATGTCCCGGTACAACAGATATCCCGCATCATCCTCGGAGAACGTGTGCGGCTGTCTGATGGGCGGTCCTTCGACGGCAACCCTTTCGCCGGCCAGCAGACCTTCATTATCGCCGACCCCTCCATGTGGGCCGAAGATGTGCCCATGACGGACGAGCCCAACAAAAGCACCGCCGAGTTGTTCCGCCGCGCCGGGGTCTACATGACGAAGGGCGAGCGGGGGGGCGATACGATGGTGGCTGAATGGCTGCACGGGCATTACTGGCGGGATCCGGCGCAGCCGCTCTACCGCATCTGTAATACATGCCCGAAGCTCATCTGGGAGGTCGGTCGCTTGCGCCACAAGGAGTTCTCGGCCAAGGTCGGGCAGCACCGCGACCAGCCGGAGCAATTTGTGAGCAAAGACGACCATGCGTGGGATGGGCTGAAGATGTTCTTGCAGCGGTTCCCGCCGAAGCCGAGCGCGGCGAAATCTACGGCCCCCGCGAATACGTTCCACTGGTGGAAGCAACTGGCCAAGAAGCCGGCGGGAGAAGTGATGCCGACCTATCGTCGGCAGGGCGTGGCGTGAAGCTCTGTGCATGCGTCGGCGGACCAACACGCTTTCGATTCCTCGATTACGTCGCGCCCGGCGATGATGGAATGCTCGGAGTGATTTCTTGTTGGGATTGTGGCGGACTGTACAGGCCGTCTCATCGGGCGCACACGGGTGATGGCACGCCAAACCACTGTAGCTTCTGCCAGGAGTATTTGAGGACACATGCCCCCACGCAAGCGCAAAAAGTCTAGCGGCCCCCTGACGCCTCCCATCACGCCTCCCGCCACCGGCTCCGGCGGCGAGGACAAGGCGAAGATAGACCTGTTCGCCAAATGGAAGACGCGGGTGGCGCGGGCGCAGAAGATTCGCAAGGACTGGGAAGTAGCGTATCACGTCGAGAAGTGCGAGCGGTATTTCTTGGGCCTGCAATGGGACCGAGGGCGCGGGGACAACGATATCGTGTTCAACCACACCTGGGCGACGATCAAGACCCAGCGGCCCAACCTCTACTACACACAGCCGAAGTTCTTCGTGCGCTCGAAGCCGGGGCGAAACAATCCCACGCTAGAGCGGGACGCCGCGATTGGCGAGTCCACGCTGGATGCGATTGGCAAGCAGGATGACAACCTGAAGCGCGCCGGCAGTCTCGGCGTCTTGCAGAACTACTTTCGCATCGGCGTCCTCAAAACCGTCTACAATCCTCGGATGGAACCCAATCCGCAGTCGGGACAGGCGATTTACGACGTAGGGGAGACGGGGGAACCTCTGCTCAACCAATTTACGGGCATGCCCGAGCAGATGAAAGACCCCGCCACGGGCT